TGGCGATAAGGATTTCGTTCAGTTACAATCGTATGTAAATGTTAGCCAGTATGATCCTATTCACAAAAAGAACATTACTTGCAAAGATCCTGCACAGTTCTTGAAAGAGTTAGTCCTTAAAGGTGATCGTGGGGATGGTATTCCAAACGTTTTGTCTCCCGACAACTGCCTCATCGAAGGCATTAGACAGAAGCCACTTACAGCAAAGAAAATGGCTGAGCTCCTTGCAGTTGATCCTTCCACATACGATCCCGAGATCCGAGTTAATTTTATGAGAAACAACTCTCTAATCGATCTTACATTTACTCCTAAAACAATTTCCCAAGCAGTAATAGAACAATACAACTCTCAACAGGATAAACCTAGAGATAAGTTATTTAATTACTTTGTTAAGCATAAGCTCAAAACATTAATAGAGAGTATCAACGAGTTTTAATATGGTGAATTTAAAATGAGAAAACTTGGTATATCAGAGATCTTAAAGATTGTCTCTGAACAAAAGACTACAGATGAGAAGGTAAGGAAGTTACAAGAGTTGAACACTCCTGTCCTTCAACAGATCTTAAAGTGTGCTTTAGATCCTACTGTTAAGTGGAAGCTGCCAGAAGGTCAACCTCCTTATAATCCTAGTCCTTATGATGATACTCAAGCTATGTTGTATCAAGAGGCTAGAAGAATGTATTTGTTCTTAGAAGGTGGTAATGATAACCTCACACCTCTTCGTAGAGAGCAGTTGTTTATTAGTTTTATTGAGAGCATAGACAAAGAAGATGCTAAGCTGATGCTTGCTGCTAAAGATAAAAAGATTCCTTATAAAGGTATTACTATTAAGCTAGTTAATACTGCATTTCCAGGACTTATTTCACAGGAGAAGTAATACCAAATGAATAAGCAACAAGATAAACGTAAAAAGAAAGATGACGAACCTGATAGTCATCACGTTTATAAGCTCAAGCAGAGCTTTCAAGATCGCAAGATGTATCGCAATATAGATAATGCATTGAAGAAAAAAACTCTTCAAGATCTTAAAAACTTAGAATACGATGATTATCGATAAAGGAGAATGATATGAAATGGTTGAAAAAACTATTAGGTATGGAGCCAGTAGCAACACCCTCAGCACCTGCTGATGCTGGTGCGAAAGCATTTGACAATATGGCTACAACATTGAGCACACCACCTGCTCCTGAACCAAAGGTTGAGACTGTTACTGTGGTAGCAGAACCAGCTCCTGAAGTTCAAGCAATTGCAGCTAAAGTAGAAGAGTATGGAAACACTGCTATTCCTTTAGCAGGGGTATCTCCAGAGATTGTATTAGCTAAACCAAAAGCTCCTCGTAAGCCTCGTGCAAAGAAAGAAGCTAATCCAGCTGGATGGCCTTTCCCTGGTAATGTGCCTGCTGAAGGTAAAGCAAAGCCAGCAGCAAGATCTGTAAGAGCAAAGTAATTGCCTACTTACAGTTTTCGTAATATCAAAACTGGTGAAGTGTTTGATAAGTTTATGTCTATGGGAGCAAAAGACGGTTACTTATCAGACAATCCAGATCTTGAGTCAATAATGGGTGCTCCCTCCCTAGTCTATAGTCCAACTGGCAAGAAGCCAGATGATGGCTTTAGAGATTTGCTTCGTAAAGTTAAATCAGGAAGTGGTAGAAGAAACTCCATCAACACATTTTGAAACTTGTTAAGGAAGCCTGTGGCAAGAAAAGCAGCATTGAAATCAACAGAGGCAGACACAGCGAATGCAGAACGACTTAGAGTTGTGAACAATTCGCTCAAACTTAGAATCGATGATCTTAAGACTTTTGATCCTTTGACAGACAATCAAAAGTTATTCTTCGATTCATACAAGAGAGGAGACTACTTTGTAGCATTGCACGGAGTAGCTGGAACAGGTAAAACATTCTGTGCTTTGTACAAAGCATTAGAAGAAGTAATGGATAAGAGTAATCCTTTCAGAAAGATTATTGTTGTTCGTTCTGCTGTTCAATCAAGAGAGGTTGGACATCTTCCAGGAGATGTTCATGAGAAGATGGAGATCTATCAACAACCTTATAGGCAGATATGTGAGACTCTATTTGATCGTAAGGATGCTTGGGACAGACTTGTAGAGCAAGGGTTCATTGAGTTCATCTCTACATCATTCATTCGTGGAATGTCATTCGATGATGCAATTATTATTGTTGATGAAATGCAGAACTTAACATTTGAAGAGATTGATACTGTAATGACTCGAGTAGGTTACAGATCAAAGATCTTATGGTGTGGTGACTATCGTCAGACTGATCTTAACAAGAAAAAGAATGACATGAGCGGTATCAATAAGTTTTTTGATATTGCTTATCATATGTCAGCGTTTACAAAAATTGAATTCACTCCTGATGACATTGTTCGCAGTTCATTAGTTAAAGATTATATTTTAGCAAAATTAAAACACGAAGATCTTTTATAGTTTTTTAAAAATTTTATAATGAAAAAAGAAATCATATTGGCAGAATATAACCAACCATTAATTTTGGGTAGTTATGTTAGTGAACAAATTTGCGATAGTATAATTGATTATTTTGAATCTGATTTTACTTACAAGTTTGAAGGTGTTTTGGGGAATGATCCAAGAATTGATAAAACTAAAAAAAACAGTGTGGATTGTGCTTTATTGAATCCCTTGTTGTCTGAATATTGCAAAGAGTTGTATAGTGTTGTTGATTTGTATACAGAAACATTTCCTGATAGTACAAAAGTCGAAAAATGGAGAATAGTAGAAGCCGTAAACATTCAAAAGTATTCTCCAATTAATGGTGGTTATCATCAACTTCATTGTGAAAATTCAGGCATTGCATCAAGTAGTAGGCATTTAGTGTTTATGACTTACTTGAATGACTTGGATCAAGGAGGAGAAACATATTTCCCAAACCAAAAATTTCTTTGCAAACCTAAAAAAGGGTTGACTTTAATTTGGCCTGCATATTTTTCTTACCCGCACAAAGGCTTTCCGAGTATTGAAACAAAGTATATTGTTACTGGTTGGTTTAATTTTTATAATGATAATTTTATTCCAAATCCTTTGTTCAATGCAATTATTTAATTATGATCCACACAGAAAACCATTTTTCTAATCCTGTTTACTTTGCTAATTTTTCTGAGTTTCTTCTTAATTCTACTATAGCTTTTGAGAAACATATTAATCGAACAAAATCTGAGGAAGCAAACATTGATGAACTTTACCCTATCCACCAGTCATATAACTTTTATGATGATCCTTTAGTTTTTGATCTAGCATCTTTTATTACAAAAGTTTCTTGGGATTTTTTATATCAACAGGGTTATGATATGGATAAATTTCAAACTTATGTTATTTCTCTTTGGGCTCAGGAGCATGAATATAATTCTGGTCACGTTGAACACGTTCATGCTCTAGGAAGTCAAATTTCCGGTTTTTATATTATTGATGCTCCTAAGGATGGAAGTTACTTAGTTGTTTGTGATCCAAGACCTGGTAAAAAACAAATTAGTTTACCTTTAAGAGATAATAAACAGCTTAGTACAGCTAGCGATAAAGTTTATTTTACACCCGAACCTGGTAACATATATTTTTTCAATTCATGGCTACCTCATGAAATTTCTAGAAACAGATCAAAACAACCTTTTAAATTAATTCACTTTAACGTTGGTATTATGGACTTCATTGACCCCTCATCTGTTTGTAATCAAGTATCTAAGAGTAATGTGGAAATTGTATAATGAACAAATACCATATTAGATTTAACAAATCAAGAGGTCAGCCTGGTAGAGGTTCTTTGGATCATGTTTGGAGAATATTTGAAAATGGGAACAAAGAGTATATTGTTAAACATTTTAAAATTAATGTTCAATCATTTGATGAAGTAACGGGAAATGGTATGGGTAATGATGACTGGAATATTTGTTGCTTTGGTTTGATAAGTATAGATAGAGAAACATCAACAGCTTACATTAATAATGTTTAATCATGAATTCGTCAAAGACATTCCACTAACGACGGAACAAATAGATGGAAAGAGATACTACCTCACACCAGAGGGCAACAAGTATCCTTCCATCACTACTGCACTATCCCACATGAGCAAAGACGCCATCCTCAAATGGCGAAAACGTGTTGGTGAGGAGCAAGCTAATAAGATCTCTAATGCGGCATCATCAAGAGGAACAAAGGTTCACTTGATTGCTGAGAAGTATGTTCTTAATGATCCTGACTATCTCAAGGATGTCAATCCAGTTCATGCTGATATGTTCAAACCAATCAAGGACTACCTAGATCAGCATTGTGATCTAGTTTACGGTACCGAAGTCGGTATGTACAGCGATACGCTTCGGTTGGCTGGTAGATGTGACTTGATATGTCGTTTGCATGGATTACCTTGTATAGTCGATTTTAAGACGGCTACTAAGCCTAAAGAAGAGGGATGGATCAAGAACTATTTCATGCAATGTGCTGCTTACTCACAAATGGCATATGAGAGACATCAAATTATGGCTAAGAGGATTTGTATCTTAATAGCAACAGAACATGATGGTCTTCAAGTGTTCTACAAGAGAACATCAGAACATTATGGTGATTTGGTCTCTTATTTGGACAACAATAGGGTTGCAATCTACGGTAAAGAGTGATATAATAGGTTATCTTACAAAGGATCTACTATGACAGCTCTTGAACTTCTCCGTAAAAACGATATTCCTTAC